ATGACCCCGCAAGACAAGCAGTCCACCGACAAGAAGAACAAGAGCATCGGCGAGGCGATCCGCGCGATCCACAAGCAGTTCGGCTCCGGCTCGATCATGCGGCTCGACGGCAGCGAGATCGCGCAGGTCGAGACGATCCCGACCGGCTCGATCGCGCTCGACGTCGCGCTCGGCTGCGGCGGCCTGCCGCGCGGCCGGATCATCGAGATCTACGGCCCGGAGTCGTCCGGCAAGACCACGCTGACCCTGCACGCGATCGCCGAGGCCCAGCGCGCCGGCGGCGTGTGCGCGTTCATCGACGCCGAGCACGCGCTCGACACCGAGTACGCGCGCCGGCTCGGCGTCGACCTCGAGGACCTCCTGGTCTCGCAGCCCGACTGCGGCGAGCAGGCGCTCGAGATCACCGACACGCTGGTCCGGACCGGCGCGATCGACCTGATCGTCGTCGACTCGGTCGCCGCGCTGACCCCGCGCGCCGAGATCGAGGGCGAGATGGGCGATGCCCACATGGGCCTGCAGGCCCGGCTGATGAGCCAGGCGCTGCGCAAGCTGACCGCGCAGATCTCGCGGACCAGGACCGTGGTCATCTTCATCAACCAGCTGCGTCCGCTTGGCCGACAGCGTGCAGCACCCGCGCCGTCCCGGCGTCGGGCTCGGCGCGAGACGCTTCCACTTCCACCAGCAGCGTCATCAGGACCCGGCGATCCCTGAGAACCACCGACCCGGGCGCGACCAGCGCGCGGAACAGTTCTTGGCGCTCGGCCGGCGTGGCGACGTCGACCCGCGCGCGCAGGTTGGCCATCGACCCGCGCAGCTCGGCGAGCCTGGCGCCGGCGGCGGCGAGGCCTCCTTTGGCTCGCTCGGCCGTGCGGAGCTGCTGTTGAGCGTGGTCTCGCCGCTTGGCGATCTCGGCGAGCTCGAGGTCGATCGCGTTGTCGCTGATGGCGCCGTCGCGGTAGCGGCGCAGGATCCCCGACTCGGCCCGCTCAAGCTGGGTCAGCCGGTCGCGCGCGGCCTGGGCGTCCGCGGTCCAGTCGCGCCGGTCTTCGGCGCGACGCCGCTCGGCCTCGAGCACGTGGTCGATGAGCCCGGGGTCCTCGAGCTCGCGCCGGACCGCGCCCCACACCCGATCGTCCACCGCCGCGACCGCGACGCACGGCGCCGTGCAGGTCGCGACGCCAGCCGGAGGTCGCCGCCGGTGCGAGCAGACGTACGCGGCGGGGCTGGCCTTGTAGGTTGCTCCCCGCTTCACGCCGGAGCGGATCCCCAGCGGCGCCCCGCAAGCGCCGCACTTCGCGAGGCCCTCGAGCATGTAGATGTGCCGCACGCGGCGGATCCCCCTCTTGCCATGGCGGATGAGGGCGAGCTGGGCCTGTTGCCACAGCTCCTCGGTCACCGTTGGAGGCACGGCAATCTTGAGCCGCTTCGCCTTATCGGCCTGCCACTCACCGAGGTACGTGCGCGACGTGACCAGCTGCCAGACCCGCTCGCGGCACCACGCCCCACCGCGGGGCCGGGGCACGCCGCGCAGCTCGAGGTCGTCCGAGATGGCGCGGCAGCTCTCGCCCCCGGCTACCCGCTCGAACATCTCGGCCACGAGCGGCGCGTGCGCGGGGTGGAGCGACCAAGCACCGGTGGCGCGGTCATAGGCAAGACCGAAGGGCGTCGGGCCCGCCGGCTTGCGGCCCGCAGCGATCGCGCGGGTCTTGCCCGCCATGATCCGGGCCTTGTGCTTGCGCAGCCACGAGCTGCTCTGCAGGCCGCCGAAGCTGATCTGGAGATCGCCCTCGTCCGTGTCGAGGTCGATCAGGTTGCCCTTGGTGACCGTGGCGATCTTGACCCGCGCCTCCTGCAGTGTGCCGAGGATGTACCCGCGCTCGCGCAGCCGGTCGCTGCGCGTGAGACGGTCCTCGTCGTAGACCACGACCACGTCGAAGGCGCCGGCCTCCGCATCGGCTAGCAGGCGCAGCAGGCCGAGCCGGCGCTCCAGGTTACCGGCGGCGGCGCTTACGCCGTCGTCCGTGTACTCGTTGACCAGCTGCCAGCCGTGTCGAGCGGCGAGCTCGCGGCAGGCCGGTAGCTGCGCCTGGATGGTCTGCGCGTCGCGCTGGGTCGCGCTGGAGACGCGCGCGTAGATGGCCGCGCGCGTCACGGACGAGATCTCGATTGCGGAAGACAGCACTTCGTCGAGCTCACGGGTTCCCTGCTCAGATGACCGGCCATCTCCACCTCGCGGCCTTCCCCTGGGAGGACTTTGTACAAGTTCACGACCGCCTGCGGGCGTGGCGGGTTCGTGCGCTCGCGCTGCTCTGCCAATCGTGCGCGCATCCGGTGCCACCTTCGTCCGGAGCGACCGGCGTGCGCAACATGCGCGCGAGGATCGCGGCGACTCGCGACCGGACGTGGGCCGACGGGATCCGCTCGACCACGATGACCTCGCACTTAAGCGGCCCGTTGAGGACGCCGCCGCGATCCGCCATGATCCGCCGTGTCGTCACCGCGCCGCCTTGCGCCGCGCGCGCTTCGAGCGCCGGGGAGCCGGCGGCTTCGCCACCACCGGCTCGAGAGGTGGTGACGACTCGTCCGGCTCGCGCCCGGCATCGGTGAGGTCGTCGAAGTAGAACGTGCCAGGTGGGCGGGACATGTTGTCGCCGAGCCACGCGATCTCGAGCACGTGCTGACGCATCGCCTCCCCGATGAGAGCCCCCTCCATCGCACCGCCCGGCGCGAGCACGGCGGCGAGCGCGTCCTTGAACTCCGCCTCGAGGTCTTCGGGCATGGCGAGCGCGCGGACCAACGCCCCGCGGCCGCGGGTCAAGTAGTCGCTCATATGAGCCGGGACGTTGTGGGTGTCGCGCGCTGCGGCGTCGTAGTACCGATCGAGCGCGGCGTTCACGGCGCGGATAGCGGCGCGCGCGTGCGTCCGCATGTCGTCGAGGATCGCCACCTGCTCCGGCTGCTCCGGCTGTTTGGTCTCTGTCTCGCCAGGGATGAAGTTCGGGTCGCGGTCCAACGCCTCGAGCAGCTGACGGGACTCCGAGGCCTCCTTCGCCATCCACGTGAGGTCGCTCGCTGGCGACCACACCGCGATGACCTTGAGCAGCAACCCGACCGAGCCAGCCGGCCAGTCGTGGAAGCTCAGCTGGCCGATGATCCGCGCGATGTCGTCGGCGGCGTCCCCGACTGTGGCCTGGCGATCAGCCAGCCACATGATCGCGTCCTCACGATCGGCGCGAGCATCCCGGCCCGGCGCGGCGAGCGCGCTCTCCATGAGCTTCTGCGCAGCCTCGACGAGGCGACGTTCGGCGTGTCCTTCGACGTGCGCGTCCTTCCACTCCTTCGTGGTCATGACGAACGCGTCGTGAAGCTGGGCGCCGATCTCGAGCTGCGCGCACGCCTCGCACCAGACCTCGCGAGCCGTGGCCACCCTGGCCGGGTCAGGCGACTCTCCCGGCGCGAGGTCGTACTCGGTCGCGTCGAGCAGCGGCTCGAGGCCGTTCCACAGCTGCGCGCGCTGCTCACGCGTCAGCAGCGCGACCCCGAATGTGTACAGCTCGTAGCCGCAGCCGAGCTCCTCGCTCCTGCTGCACACCGCGCCGATCAACTCGATGTCGAACAGGTCGAGCCGGCCGCCGACGAGTGTGGCGCTGGCGCGGTGCTTCTTGCGGGCCGCGCGAGCGGCTCTGCTCAGTCGCGCTCCGCTCGTCGGCAGCGGCGCGTTGGGCCTCGGGGCCTCCCAGCCCTGCTTCGCGACGGCGCCGGGCTTGAGCGGTTGTACAGCGGAGGAGCGACCAGGGACGTCAGCGGCCTGCATTCTTCCCGTGATACCGGCTGTCGCTTAACTCGTCAACAGATTTGTTTAGCGTCGGCGCTTGTCGACGCTATCGGACGAGCCGTCTGTACCCTGGGAATGTTCCGCCCGCCAGTCCGGCCACTGGCGCGAAGACAGAGCGCTAAACGTGGCAAGGGCCTCACGCGACAAGGCTTCCTCCGCGCGCGCACGGTGTAGATCGATGCGGGCTGCGTAGTCGCGCTCAAGCGCAGCCGTGCTTCTAGTCATAGCGTCGCGATTGGCGGACAGCAGAGCCATGAAGACCCGCTCGTGCTGCGCTTCCGTCATCGAATTTAGTTCGTTGGCTAAGCGCTCTCTTTCTTGCGGGTCCTCGTTTGCCCGAAGGAGTCGACGCGCGAACTCCGTCGCTGCGTGCTTCTCGGCGGGTTGAGCTTCAACCGAATGGGGACTCGATCGCATCATGCGATTGATGGGGGAGACGAGCGTGCTCGTCTTGGCGGTTTTGAAGAGCTGAGTGATCGCTCCACGCGTCACGCCCAGATCGGCGGCGAGCTTCGACCGGCTGATCTGATGCTCGGGGTCTTCCATCCATTTCGCTACGGCCCTCTTCCACTCGGGCGTCACCGCAAGAGCCTCGTCTTTACTTCTTGCCATCCTCGCCTCCCCACTTAACATACCGAGCGTTTAGTGTGTCGCGGATTTTCCTTGCTGTCTTGTTCAGTGGTCGCTAAATTATCGCGCTACTGGGAGATGACATGTGTGTACATGCGAACATCACGAAGGCGCGCAAGGCCGCAAAACTATCGAAGGCACAGCTCGCGAAGAGGTGCGGCGTTACGCGGTCCGCGGTTACCCAGTGGGAGTACCGCGGGGGCAGGGGCACCATCCCAAGCAGGAGCAATCTGAAGAAGATCGCTCGCGCGACCCGACGTCGACTCGCGGACATCGCCGGCTGATGCCATCCGCCTGGGTGCAGATCTCGGCCACATGCCCAGGGGCGTTGGTCGGCCGGTCTCCGACGGTGCCTCGCTGCGGTCACGCTCAACTCGCCCCGCCTCAGGCCTCGGCTCCAGGCTGATACCCATGAGCCCGATCCCCATCACACGCGAGCTAGTCGACGAGCTGACCAGCCAGGAGGCTGAGCTGGCCGAGCGGCTGACCCGTCACCTCGAGCGCGCCGCGGACCTCCGGGTCCAGCGGCGCCAGGTCCAGCGAGCTCGCCGGCTCGCGCTACGGAGGCTTCCGTGAGCGGCGTCCTGCACGGCCCGCTGGTCGACAGCGAGGCCCCGATGACGGTCATCGAGCGCTGGCTGGCGCTCGAGCTCGCCGTGGTCGCCCTCACCCGCGGCGACGGCGTCACGCTGGCGGTGATCGGCGAGCTGGTCGACGCGCTCGTCGGCGCCGCCACGCTTGACCGACGAGGGGCCGCAGCTTACGACGCGATGCTCTACGCCACCGGCGCGATGCGCACGTGGAGGATGTCCTGAGCGGCATCGTCCAGCTGCGCCCGTACCAGGAGCGTGCGCTCGCTCACCTGCGTAAGGCGTACGCGGCGGGCCGGCGGCGGCCGCTGCTCTGCCTTCCTACAGGTGCAGGTAAAACGCGCTGTGCAGCGGCGATCATCGCCGCCGCGACCGCGCTTGGGCGGCGCGTGATGTTCGTGGCCCACCGCATCGAGCTCATCAACCAGGCGGTCGACAAGCTGCGGGAGGCTGGCATCGAGCGCGTGCGCGTGATCCGCGCCGAGCACGACGCCGGCGATCCGGCGGCCCCGGTCGTGGTCGCCTCGATCCAGACCATCAGCACGGCACGCTGGCGCGGCAACCTCCCGCCGGCCGACCTGATCGTCGTCGACGAGTGCCACCGGGTCCGCGCGACCAGCTACGAGACACTGATCGCCCAGTACCCAGCGGCCTGGCTGCTGGGGCTGACCGCGACGCCGGCGCGCTCGGACAACGCAGCGCTCACCGCGTTCGACCACATCGTGGTCGGCTCGACCGTGCGCGAGCTGACCGAGCTCGGCTTCCTCGTGCCGTGTCGCGTCCTGGTTCCCGTCAAGCAGGACAGCCACACGCTCGCGCTGGACCCAGTTCAGGCGTACCGGAAGCACGGCGACGGGCAACGCGCGATCGTCTTCGCAGCCTCGGTCCAGCACGCCGCGCAGGTCGCGTCGGCGTTCGCCGAGCAGTCCGCGATCTCGGCCGGCGTTGTGACCGGCACGACGCCCGAGGCGCAGCGCGCGGCGACGGTTGCCCGGTTCGCAGCTGGCGAGCTGCGCGTGCTCGTCAACGTCGCGTGCTTGGTCGAGGGCTGGGACGACCCCGGCTGTGCGGTCGCGATCCTCGCGCGGAAGTTCGGGCACGTCGGGCCGTACCTGCAGGCGATCGGACGCGTGCTCCGACCCGCCGAGGGGAAGGCGCGCGCGACCGTCATCGATCTTCTCGGCTCGGCGCTCGAGCACGGGCCGCCCGACCTCGAGCGCGAGTACAGCCTCGAGGGCAAGGGCATCGCGAAGCCGAAGCGGGCGACGCTCACCCAGTGCAGGAAGTGCGGCGCCATCTTCCTCCGCGCGGCGGCGTGCCCAGAGTGCGGCTTCGAGGCCCCGAGGTCCGCACGAAGGCCGCCGCGGGTCAACGGCTCGGGCGTGGTCGAGCTCGCCCCGCAGACCGCGGCGCGCGCCCTCGACCGGCGCTTCGCACGCGTCATCCGCATGACCGCGAAGTACCCCGGCCGCTGCGCGCGATGCGGCGGCGACTTCGAGGTCGGTGCGACCGTGCTCTGGTCGGAAGGTCGGCGCCGGCGACACGAGGTGTGCGCATGACACTCGAGGGAGATCTTCAGGACCGCATCCGACTCGCGCTCAACGACCCCGAGGGCGTGTGGTGGCGCAACAACCTCGGGACCGCGTTGCTCAACGGCGGGGCGCGGGTCAGGTACGGCATCGGCAACCCCGGTGGCGCCGACCTGATCGGGATCTTCCGCGGCCGCTTCGTGGCGATCGAGGTGAAACGGCCGGGTCGTAAGCAGACGCCCGACCAGCGCATGTTCCAGGATCTCGTCGAGCGCAAGCGCGGCATCTACGCGGTGGTGAGGTCGGTGGAGGAAGCGGAAGCGGCGGAGGTCCTGGAGACCTTGCGCAGGTCCGTCGGGTGATCGGTTCGTTTCGCCCCGCGATGCGCACCCGCCACAGGCTGGTTGCATGCACAGCATCGTTCCTTTGGAGGTCCCGGTGAGCGGCATTCTGCAACGACCACAGCTGGAGCAGCAGCTCGCGGCCTCAGCGGCAATCGCACGCAAGGCGGAGGCGCGGCTCGTCGCCGCGCTGCGGTCGGGCCACGGATGGTCGCACGAGCGCGTGGGTGCGCTGAGCGCGACCTACACCGCGGCGCTCCATGCCACGTACCGCGCCGCGCTGGTGCTGCGTGACTTCGACGAGAAGGACGGTGATCGATGAGACAGGGAGTCGCCGGCGGTCGGCGGTGGACCAGGCAGAACCGCTGCCCGGTCTGCGGCGGCTGCGATCAGGACGCGCGCGGCAACGAGAGCCGGTGCTACGGCTTCACGTCCGACGACGGCCGGTTCATCCACTGCTCGCGCGAGGAGCACGCGGGGGACATCCAGATGTCGCAGGGCAGCCAGACGTTCGGCCACCTCGCCGAGGGACCGTGTCGCTGCGGCAGCACGCACCGCGAGCGAGCCGACGACTGCCGCAAGCCGAACGAGCAGGGGCCGGTGCAGCAGCGGGCACGCCTCGTCAAGGAGTACTCGTACAGAGACGAGCACGGTGACGAGGTCTTCCAGGTCGTGCGGCTCGAGCCCAAGTCGTTTCGCCAGCGCTGGTACAACGCGAACGAGGCCGCGTGGGTCTGGAAGATGGAGGGCGTAACGCGCGTGCTCTACCGGCTCCCTGAGCTGGTGGCCGCGGACCCCGCTCTCCCGGTCTACATCGTCGAGGGCGAGAAGGATGCCGACGCGCTCGCCGAGCTCGGCGTGGTCGCCACCACGAACCCCGGCGGCGCCGGCAAGTGGCGGCTGGTCGACGCCTGCTCTCGGCGGGCGCTCGCGGGACGCCACGTAGTCATCGTGCCGGACGCCGACCAGCCCGGCCGGCGCCACGCGGACGACGTCGCGAGCCTCGTCGTGCCGTACGTGGCGAGCATCCGGCGAGTGGCGCTGCCCGCCGGCAAGGACGCGAGCGACTGGATCGCGGCCGGCGGCACGGTCGAGCAGCTCGAGCAACTCCGGCTGGCCGCCCCCACGAACGCCGCGCCGGACGCGCCGATCGTCCCGCAGCACGCGGGCGATCCGCCGCCGCCGCTGCCCGACCCCTGGAAGCAGGCGCTCGCGAAGGCCGCGTCCGACATCGAGGAGGCGACCGGGCGCGCGCGCCGGAGCGAGCGGGTGCCGATGTTCATCCCGGTCTCGGAGCTGTTCCGGCGCGAGTACCCACCGACGCAGTGGCTCGTCACGGGCCTCATCACCCGGGGCGGGATCGCGCTGCTCGGCGCGGAGCCCAAGAGCTGCAAGACGTGGCTCGCCACCGAGATCGCGGTCGCGATCGCGACAGGGACGCCGGTGTGCGGCGAGTTCTTCGCCGAGCGTGGCCGCGTGGCCTACTTCTACGCCGAGGACCTGGCCGTTCAGATCCGCAACCGCGTGCGCGCGCTCGCCGCGAAGCGAGGCATCGAGCCCGCGTCCATCGCCGACCTCCTCGTCTGCCCGCGCGGGAAGTTCCTCGACGTGACGAAGAGGGAAGATCTCGCCTGGCTCGTCGCGTCCTGCCGGATGATGGGCCAGTTCGACCTGGTCGTGCTCGACCCGCTGCGCGACGTCCACAGCGCGGCCGAGGACAAGAGCGACGAGATGGGGCCGGTGATGCGGAACCTGCGCCTCCTCGGCGAGCTGCTCGGCTGCACGGTGGCGGTCGCGCACCACGCCAGCAAGGCGACCAAGGACACGGCCAGCCGGCGCCCAGGTCAGCGCATGCGCGGGTCGTCGGCGATCCACGGCTCGACCGACTCGGGCATCTACTTCGGCGTGCGCGGCGGCGACGGCGTGGCGCACTTCGACCTTGGCGTCGACGTCGAGATCAAGGGCGCGAAGTCGGCGGGCTTCTTCGGCCTCACGCTGTCCATCGAGGACAGCGCGACCGGCGAGTCCACGCGCGCGACGTGGTCGGTAGACCGGGAGGCCGCGAGGAAGCCGAGCAAGCCGAAGGAGGAGGCCGAGGAGCGCTCCGCGAGCGACGACTTCAAGGTGCTGCAGTACGTGCGGAAGCTCGCGGGCGAGGGCACCGCGCTGTCCAAGCGCGCGCTTCGGAGCCACGTCGGCACGCCGTTCGGCGACAAGAAGATGCGCGCGTGCCTGGAGCGGCTGCTCGGCTCGGGGCAGCTGATGGAGCGCGAGAACGGCGCCATCGTGCCAGCTGACAACGTAGTGCCCATCACCGATTCTTGCTGGGGTGGGGTGGGGTCAAAATGATGTTTTCGACCCCGTTTGAGCGGGGTGGGGTGGGGTCATTCCCCTTTAGGGGTGACCACCCCACCACCCCACCCCGGTCGGACCAGATCGCTGCGCTGCGCCAAGGGATCGGCAGATGACGCCGTTGCAGCAGGCTCGGAAGGTCGATCAGCGCTGCCCGCGGTGCGGTGCGCCGAGCTCGGAAACCAGCGTGTTGTGCGAGCCCCACCGCGTGGAGGCTGCGGCGCGCTGGAAGCGTTGGGCCGCGTGCGTGCGACCCGCACGGCGCGGCCGGAGCGAGTGCGCGCTCTGCGGAGCCGAGAGCGCGACGTACCGATGCGAGCGATGCAAGGCCGCGCGGGCGGGCGCGTTGTTAGCACCCTTCCCCTTGCAGGACGGATCACCGACAACTGCCGTGGGTGATCATGCGCAGACGACGGTTGATGCTGAAGCCTCGCGTGCGGCCGGAGCGATCGCGACCGGGCACGTGCGCCGTCTGCGTTGAGCAGGCCGAGGTCACGCCGACGCAACTCGATGAGGGCGGCCCGAAGTACCTCATCTGCGGATCCTGCAACTCGCTAGCGATTGCGGATCCGCCGAAGCAGCCGCACAAGCCTCGGCGGACCGATCAAGAAAGCGCGAAGGCTGCACCGTGAGCACGCGAGTTCACCTGCTCGGTCCTGGCGTGATGGCCGCAGCGGTCGAGAGCGATCCCAACGTAGCCGTGATGGACGATCACGTGTTCGTGCTCGCGGCCGATGACACGACGCGCGACTTCCAGATCCGCATCGATCATCCTCGGCAGCTTCGCCAGCTCGCGTGGCTGCTGTGTGAGGCGGCTGATGAGCTCGAGGGCAGACGATGACCACGCACCACGAGTACAAGGCGATCGCGAAGCTGCTCGACGAGCACGTGAAGGCGGAGGCCGAGAGGCTCGGTCTCCGTCCGCTCGAGATGTGGCCGCGCGGGGGCCGCGAGCTCCAGCTCGAGGACGGTCGGCTCATCACCACGCCGTGCGAGAGGTGCACCTGGCCCCTGCCATGGTACCGCCTCGCCTACTGGCGCGACATCGAGATTCCTCATGGGGCGAGCGTCGCTGATCTGACCCTCGCCGCCGCCGGCGAGATGATCCGGCGACTCCACGACGAGCACGGCCCGGGTCGCGTGGTGTTCCGCGGATCCGGGCTCGTTCACATCGTCAACGACGACGGGCAGTGGCTCTTGCGCAGCGACCGCATCGACGGTCTGTGCGTTCGACTGCGCACGATCCACGGCCACGAGGCGGACGGGGTCGCCAACCGATGAGCGGCGCGCCGTTTCGAGATCTGTTCGTCGAGCTGCCTCGCGCGCTGTTCGAGACGATCAAGGGCATCGGCGAGCACGCGATCCGTCGCGCTCAGGCGCCGGGGTCGATGGCCCATCTGTACAAGCAGGCATACCCGGCGAGCGCCCGCGTCTACCTCGCGTCCGATCGGTACATCCGGCTCGTGTTCGAGCGCTACGGCTGGCGCTCGGCGACCGTCGTGCGCCTCGAACTCGGGCGCGAGACCGAGATCAACGTCAAGCTCAGCTGCGGGCATCGCGCGAGCTACGTCGTCGACGAGATCGAGCAGGTGCGCACCGAGCGCTGTGACGAGATCGCGCTGCTCGACCGCATCGTCGACGAGACGGGCACGCGCTGCAGCTGCGTGCGGGAACACGGGCGACGATGAGCGCGACGATCGATCCCGTGTTCGGCTGCGAGCTCGTGATCACGCGCCTCGATCGCGACGGCTACGCGTATCACGGCAAATCGCGCGCTCACATCGTCGCCTGGGTTGCGAAGCACGGCCCGGTGCCGAGCGATCACGTGATCGATCACCTCTGCCGGCGGCGAAACTGTCGAGCGCCGCACCATCTCGAAGCCGTCACGCAGAGCGAGAACGAGCGGCGAAAGAGCTGGTCGTATCGAGTGAAGCGAACGCATTGCCCGAGCGGACACGATCTCGCGACGAACAAGGTCATCACGCCGGAGCGCGGCGTCGTGTGCCGCTCGTGCAATCGCGAGGCGATCGACCCCGGGGGGTAGGTTTCCCCTCCCCCCTCCTCCAGTCGCGGTGGCTCGCAGGAGAGCCTCGATGGGACCCCGAATTTTCCAAAAAGGAGCGACGAGATGGCGACGGAAGTAGCGGATATGCTTGATCGGGCGAAGGACACGCTGTCCCGATCGCTCGCAACCATCGATCGCGAGAGCACGAGGATCTCCGAGCAGCTCACCGAGCTTGCGGGCGTCCAGCCGTACGACCACAAGCTGGGCCACAAGCTCGGGTCGCACCTCGCGTGGGTCACCGGGAAGGTGGCGGAGACGATGTCGGCGCTCCGCCAGCTCGAGAAGCACGACCGAGCGCAGGCCAAGACCGCCGAGCAGCGCCACAAGCTCGTGAAGGACTACATCCGGGCGCTCGATCCGGTGCGCCTGGCCGATCTCCGACAGCTGATCGACGAGCTCGGCACGGCCCGGAGCGTGCTTACGTGATGAATCCGGCGAACGGGCTGCCGCAGGCGCCCCAGGGCGCGCAGTTCAGCCTCGGCGGTGTCGTGTGAGCCGGCGCTGCACGTGCGGCGGCGAGGTCATTCGCAGCGAGTCGCGGGACGAGGCGCAGTGCGGCGAGTGCGGCGCACTCTACGTTGGCGGCGACGTGAGCAGGCTCTCCAAACTCGGTCGGCCCGCGGCGCGGCTGCTGCGTCCAGGCATCCGCGAGCGGCTCGAGGGAGACATCGCGGGCTACGCGTTCGACCACGGCATCGAGGTTGTGACCGGCGCCAGCGCGATCGAGCGCGTGCTCAGCGACGGCCGCCGGATCCCGTACCGCGTGCGGTGGGCAGACCTGGCCGCAGATGACGAGATCGCGATCGTCGCACGCGCGCGGACGCTGGTCGACGAGATCGTGGCCGAGCACGGGCCGGGCAAGGTCTGGGTGCTCAAGCCGCGCCGCTGGCCGGGCTGCGGCCTCGTTCACATCGTCGATGACGACGGCCGCATCGTGGTCGACGGCAAGGTGCGGCTGCGCTCGTACTTCGGCCTGGAGTCGGCGGCGATCGCGGCCGGCGAGGCGAAGCCGTGATGGAGATCGGGTTCCCGTGCTCTCGTCATGGCGGCGGTTGCCGCATCGACGGCGTCGACTTCGAGAAGCGGACCTTGGTGTGCGAGAGCGACCTGCGGTGGCTGCCGCGGCCGACGCGCGCGCTCACGTTCATCGAGGCGCTGATGACCGAGAGGCCGATGCGCCGCAAGAGCACGCTCGCGCCGGACGTCTACCTGGTTCTGAAGGCCGGCGATCGCCAGCGCTTCGTGACGTGGCATCGCGCGCTCGGCGAGTCGGCGGACAACGCCGTCGGCATCGCGCGCGCCGACTACCTCGCGAACGACTGGGAGGTCGCATGACGTTCACGATGAAGGTTCGCGGCGCGCCGAGCGGTCGCGTGCTCCACGATTACACCTGTCCGGAACACGGGCGCTTCGAGGCGGAGGTCGACCGCTCGGAAGTGCCGGACGCGGTGAGCTGCCCGAAGCGCTACCCACCGCGGATGATCGCGCTGTTCGGCGCCAACGCTGAGGAGGCGGAGCGAATCCGCGCGCTCCACGTCTGCGGCAAGCTCTCGCCGTGGGCCCCTTCGCCGATCAGCGGCCGCGTGAAGCTCGGCGAGGTCGTGAAGGGCAAGGTGATGGACTACCCGCCCGAGCACGTCGTGATGGACACACGACCGCTCGCCGACGGGATGCCGATGCACGAGTTCCGCGCCAAGCAGATGGCGATCACGCGTGACCTCAACCTCAAGAAGGCGAGGGCGAACCGCCGATGACCGCCTACCGCGCCATGCTCGACAGTGACCACGACTTCGTCGTGTCGGGCTGGTCGAGCTCGTTCCGCACGAGCAAGCACGCCGGGCTGATCGCGATGGCGACTTACGCCGACACGATGCATCTCGAGATCGACGCGATCCTGAAGCGCTCCAGCACCTCGGTCATCGTGGCGCACGAACCGGGCGAGGTGGTCATGACGAACGCCGGCGAGCGCCCGTTCCTCTACGGCTTCATCGCGACGCGCAACGATCTGCCGATGCCGTACGTCTACTACGTCTACGTGAAGTCGGCGTTCAGACGCGCGCGGCGCCGGCATGGCCGGAAGCGAGGCCACGCGGAGGACCTCTTCGCCGCGGCGGGCGTCGACCGGTCTCGGCGATTTGGCTTCGCATGCCGCACAGCTATCAGCGACCAGATCCAGAGCGACCACAAGATCCCGCTCGCAGAGTGGGATCCACTTCCAGCACGCTTCGAAAGGCCACAATGAGCAACGACAAGAACGCGAAGGCGCCGGCGCTGACCGGCAGCACCCAGAGCGCGGTTCTCGAACCGGTCCGCATCAAGCACGTCCGTTTCGTCACCAAGGGCGTGATGGTCACAACCGGAAAGGAGGCGCTCGACCACATGCCAGCGCGCACCAGCAACAAGGTGCAGGGCTACGACATCCACTACTACCGCGACCGCGGCGAGTTCCTGTTCGTCAACCACATCGACGGCGGCCCGTACACTCGGTGGATGGACCGGACGCGGATCGAAAACTACGAAGTGTGGCCGCCGGACGATCAACCGAGCAGCGCGGCGTAGTCGTCCTGGAAGAGCGTCGAGTAGTCGTCGTCGGCCGGCGGCGGCGGCGGTAGCGGCGGCACGTAGCCGGGCGCACGGGGGTCGAGCTTCACGGTCGCGCGCGGCGTCTCGATCGCCGTTAGAAAGGTCTGCATCAGCACGCGGCCATAGATCAGCGTGTCGGTGCTGTGGTTCGGCTGGCCCTTGCGCTCGATCTGCGCGCCGGTCTTGCTCTCGTCCCACTGCAGGTCGAGCAGCTGCTCCTCGAGAAGGCTGTCCTTCAGGATCTTGACGCGGCCGTCGACGAAGTCGCCGTTCACGCCCTCGATCGCGCCGACCTTGTAGTCCATCCCCTTCTTGGCGGGCTCGATCTGGATGCCGTAGACATCGCCGAGCTCGGTGAGGAGCTGCATGGCGAGCTGCCCGGAGGTGTCCGCGCACATGCCGTTTGGCCATTCGCCGATCGCACCGATCACGCTTCCGGGGCCCGGCGTCGCGTGCTCGAGCTTCTCCCCGATCAGAGCATGCGCGATCGTCCGGGCGATCATGCCCTTCCGCTCGAGACAGAGTCGGTGATACAGCGTCCGCGTCGGGTCGCTGAGCGCGGTGGCGAACACGTTGATCGCCGTCGGATCGGTGAATCCGGGGTCGATCGCGACAACGTGGATCCAGTCGGTGAACAGCGGCGCGCCATTCGCGTCGGTCGGCAGCTGCGCGATCCGCATCGGGCCGACGCGTTCCGGGTCCCACTGGTTCCAGAGCTGCCCGGAATCGTCGTGGATGCGGTAGCGAAAGATGTTCGCCGTGTCGTCCGCTGCCCACTCGCCGTCGTACTCGCGCCGGCGTACAGGGTTCTCGGGCGAGAGCTGCGCGGCCTCGATCTCGATCTCTTGGACGTGCAGGAGCTCGACGAGCGCCGGGATCGGGCGGTCCGCGGTCGCCTCGACAGCGCTGCGCAGCGTCCAGCGGTGGAGCGACCAACCCTTCCAGTCCGGGAACGCATCGCGCTCTTTCCATGGTCGGCTGAGCTTCGACCCGCGCCGCGACACCTCGTAGAACACGCCTTTCAGCCGCTTGCCCGGCGAGCCGATCAGGAACAGCGCGCCCAGCAACCGCGGCCCGAAGACCTCGCGGATCAGATAGGTCAGCAGCTGGTCGGCGTGGGACGCGGCTTCGTCGATGCCCACCTCGTGATAAGAGAAGCCACGCATCTTCTCCACGTTCACCGGCTTGTCGGCGCCCCAGAGCTGCATCGACCCGCCGCTCCGCGGCAAGGTCAGCACGAGCTCGGTCTCGTTGTAGAGGACGTCGCGACCTTCGACGAAGCCAAGCTTCCGGAACAAGTCCTTCAGCGGCTGCCACATGAGCTTCTTCGCGTGGGCGCGGTTCTTTGCGAGGTAGAAGCAGTTCGCCCTAGGCGTGGTGAGCAGGCGCTTGACGAAACGGGCGGCCCCGCCGGTGGTCTTGCCGCCGCCTCGCCCGACCAGGCCAACGATGTAGCGGGCTGAGTCGTCGGCGAAGTCGCGCTGATCAGGGTGGCATTCGCCGACGACCATGTCCGCCAGCCCAGCCCAGTGCGAGGTGTCGCGCGCCGCGTTCTGGCGCTCGGTCTCCTCGAGCGCGAAGTCGAGCCGGTCCGCCAAGCGCTAGACCCCGGGCGCGAGCTGCATCGCTTGCGGAGCGAACGCGGCCCGCGGCGTCGGCATGGGCGGCGGCGCCGCCGCGGGTGGCATCGCATCGGGGCCAGGGGGCGCGCCGACGCCGGACAGGTCCGGCGCGGCGGCCATCGCGCCTTGTTGCGCCTTCGAGTCCATCCATGCGGCGTTGACGATCATGCTGCGCAGGTTCTCGAGCACGGACTCCGGGCACTGGATGCGGCTCGGCATCCAGTTCAGGTACTGCTGCTGGCCGCGCCAGACGAGCATCTTGAGGTTCATGAACGGCTCCGGCGTGACGGTACCGCCGTCGGCGATCTCCTCGATGCACTCGTCGGCGTTCTCGATCGCCGCGGTGTAAAGCGACATCTCGCGTTCGAGGTCTGGGTGGCCCATCAGGCGCTTTGCGGTGTCCTGCGAGATGATGCCGGCCTGGGCCCACTCGATCACGGTCTGCTCGCGGCCGGCGCGGGTGCGGCTGAGGGTGGAGGCCGCGCTGATCCAGACCCGGACCTCCTTCATGTCGACGTCGGACCACTTGATCTTGCGCTCGCCCAACCGGCTGCGCCGCGTGATCGTCGGCGCCTTGTCGCCGAGCTGCTTGCAGACGTGAAGAATGAGCCAGTGGATGTCGAGGACGTAGTTCTCGAAGTCCTTCTCCGGCTCGGCGAACCGCTGGGTCGACGTATCGCGGACCTCGCGCAGTGCGACCCCGGTCTCGATGCCGGCGGGCTTCACGCCCTGGGAGAGCATGCGGTTGACGCCCGAGACCTCGCCTGCCTTCGCGCTGAGGCGATCGGCGTCGCGCAGCTCCTCGGGCGAAACCGTCGGCGGCTGCACCGTCGTCGGCGGAGTCGAGCCGCGGTAGACGGACACCGTGCCGAGCGTGTTCTGCGAGACATTCACCTGCTGCGAGGCGAGCGCCGCGTCGGCCGACGACACCCACGTCGTGGGGAAGGCGCCGTGGTCCAGCTTGCGCTCGTTCTGGAGGTTACGGCGGTTGAGCGCGAGCTGGATGCCCGAGATTCGCTCGGCCAGGCCGATGCCGTACCAGCCGTTCGTCGGCCGCGAGAACCGGTGGAACGCGAACGGGTAGAAGTCCTCGTGGTAGTCCTCATCGAGGAGCGTCGTGCCGTCGATGACGACCGTGTGGCGACCGGCGACGTAGTCCTCGTGATCCTTAACGCCGATCGGCAGGCGCCAGCTCTCGATCACGAGGATCTCGTTGCGCTGGATCGGCCGCCAGCCGGCCCAGGTCTGCCACTGCCCGAGCCCGCCTTGTGCGTGCTCGATCTGGCGCTTGAACTTCGGGTAGAGGGCCTTCAGCTCGTCGCGGTCGACCGTCGTGCGGTAGTGGAGGTGCAGCGGGTCGCCGTTGCGGAGCTCGAGCTCGTTGACGACGATGTCGTCGATCATCACCGACTCGACGCGGAGGCGAGAGAACTTGTCGCCCCACACCTTCATGACCGCGTTGCCCTTCATGCAGGCGCCGGCCTTGAACGTGTAGCGAGCCTTCTGTGGCACGCGCTGGAGCTTCGCGACGCCCTCGATATACCACTCGAGGTGCTTGGCGCGCCGCTGCGTCGACCAGTCCGCGCCGTCGGTGTCGAACACGGAGCGGACCTCGTTGGTACCGACTTGGGCGCTGAGCGCGTCGACGTTGCTCGCGACCACGTTCTCGTGCATCCGGCCGATTCCGCGCTGTGCGCCTCGAACCCGCTGCGTCGCGCGCGGCGTGGTGTCGTACAGGCTCTCGAGCTGGCGGAAGCGGTTGAACGTGTCGAACTGCGCGCGGTCGAGCTCGCGCACAAGACTAAACACGGCGCCGTGGGCCTCGTGCTTCGCGGTGGTCCACCAGTTCGGTTGCGTCACGCGTCACCGCCGTCGGGTTGGAGGGTGTAGCCCGGCACGACGCCGTCCGGGTAGAGCGCGGGGTTGTTCAGGGGATCGGGATCGTCGTGCTCGGGGCCGCTCGCTGGCTGGGCGGCGGCGGGTAGCGGCTCCGGCACAAGCGGAGCCAGCTTGATCGCGACACCCTCGAGCGTGATCTCCAAGACGCCGACAGCTCGCAACGCCGCGGCTCGAGCCTCAAGCAGGTCAAACCATGCCGCCGGCGTCACGCGGCGCAGTCCGAGACGCAGGTCAATTGCATATGCATACTATTTACATCTGAGTCGCGATCGTGTTTATAGTCAAGACCGATGGCAGAAACGGATCCTCAGGGTGGCGCCACGGCCACGGCCGCCGATCCAGCCGCCCAACGCGCAGCGACCCGTGCAGCGATCCTCGCCGGCGCCGCACGCACGACCAGCGTCCCACCCCCGGACGCAACTGCGACGCCGGCGGCGGACGCGGAGATCCTCGAGGGCGCTGCGACCAGCGCTCTGGCCGCAAAGGCCGCCGTCGAGGATGCGGATCCGCCGGGCATGGCCGCGGTCCGCAAGGCCGAGCAGAACATGCGTCGCCAGCTCGCGAACGAGCGCGCCGAGATGCGCGCCGAGTTCGAGCGCGAGCGCGCCGTGTACCAGCGCCAACTCGAGGAGCTGACCGGCTTCAAGACGAAGATCGAGGGGAGCAGGAAGGACAGCGTCGGGCTGCTGAAGGCGCTCGGCATGACGGAGGACGAGTTCGAGGCGTTCGCGTTCGACATCTACGCGCACAGCCCCAAGGGCCAGAAGGATCCGCGCTTCAAGGAGCGCGCGGCCGCACTCCGTGGCCAGCACGAGCAGCACGCGACCGTCGAAGAGCTGCGATCGAAGCTCGAGAAGCTCGAGCAGGGCATGACCGAGAAGGAGAAGGCCGCGGAGCAGCAGGCGCGCGCCGAGACCTACATGGCGCGCGTGACCGGTACTGTCACCGACGCGACGCCGCTCGCGAAGGCCGCGCTCGCCAAGAACCCGGACAAGACGACCGCGAAGATGTTCGAGCTGGCTCTTCAGCTCTACCAGGCGTCTGGCGAGAGCGACGACGTGCGCGAGGACCCGACGCCCGAGCAGGTCCTGCAGGCCTATGACCGCTGGCGCGCCGCCGAGCTCGAGGAGCTGGGCCTCGACCCGAAGGCGATCCTCGCGCCGGCCGCGGCGCCCGCGCCGGCCAAGGCGGCGAAGGCCGCGACGCCCGCGCAGCCCGGCGAATCCTCGCCCCCCGCAGCGGCGGCCGCCGAGACGCCGCCGCGCAAAAAGACCCGTGCCGAGCTGCTCGAAGGCATCCGCCAAGAGCGCGCGGCTCGCCTCGCGAACGAGCAGCGCTCCGCGACCTAGCGACCCGAAGCTACGACCGATCGCCGGCAAGACCAACGGCGACCCCGAAGACCGACCCGCTCCTGCCGACAAGACCGACGGCGAACAACTCGACCGCCGAACGCTCCGCCCCGCGGAGGGAGTCTTGTCATGTCGCCCGTTACCAACACGACGGCCACGGCCGCGTACATCTTCAGAACCAACTACGCCGGCGCCATCGCGGACACCGCGATGCGCATGCACCCGACGCTGCAGCAGATCCTGAAGTCCAGCAAGGCGCCGGGCCACGAAGGAGACTTCGTCGGTTCGAGCTTCACCTACCCCATGAAGTTCGGGAATCCGCAGGGCATCTCGAACACCTTCACCAACTCGCAGGCGCAGGCCTCCGCGACCCGCGGTGTGCAGTTCGCCGCCCAGGCGGTCACGAAGTACGGCACCGTGCTCGTCGACGGCCCCTCGATCCTGAAGTGCGCCGACGACGGCGCCTTCACCGATCTGGTCACGCTGACCACCGACGACACGATCGCGGCGCACACCAACGCGCTCGCGTTCGACCTGTTCCGCTCGGCCGCCGCGGTGCGCGGCAAGCGCGCGTCGCTGAGCGGCAACGTGATCCAGCTGACCGTCATCGACGACGCGCGCAACTTCGAGCTGGACCAGACGATCAGCGCGACGGACGTCACCGGCGCGACCCCGCGCACCGGCACCACCACGGTCACCGGCGTGGACCTGTCGCTCGGCCAGGTCACGGTAGCGAACGCCGGATCCATCTCGGGTTTCATCGACACCGACCTCATCTACAACGCCGGCGATCAGAACCTGTCGATGAACGGCATGGAGGACTGCACGCCGCTCGCGTCGGTCTCCGGCGCCGACAGCTTCCGCGGCGTCAACCGCTCCGCCTACCGCGAGCGGCTGTCGGGCTACCGCCTGACGACCGCGATCAGCCTCAATCAGACCGTCGAGGAGAGCATCGGCCTCGCGGCGATCGGCGTGAACACGGTCGGCGGGATGACCACCGATGCGGTCCTGAACCCGATCAACTTCTGGGGCGTCGTCCGCCGCGGCAACGCGCGCGTGGAGATGACCACGGCCGGCGGCGAGCTGAAGTACGGGTTCGAGAAGGCCTCGATCTCGACGCCGGCCGGCACGCTCGTCCTCTGGTCGGATCCGGACTGCCCGACCGATCGCGTCCGCGGCTACAACCGCGAGTCGCACTACATCCGCAAGAACGGCGAGCTCGTCCACATCATCAACGACGACGGCAACTACAACCTGCGGTCGACGAACGCCGACAGCATCGAGACGCGCACGCGCTCGCTGCTCAACTACATCCAGAACAACACGCGCGACCACTTCGTCGCGCAGATCTGAGGGGCCGACATGTCTCTCGACGCATGGAACGACAAGGCCACCGAGCCGGACATGGTCAAGATCCTGGTTCGGATGGCCGGGGCTGGCGCCGCGACCCCGACGAAGGTGCGTGGCCGCGGCGTCACGCTGAACCGCACCGGCGCGGGCATCGTGACGATGACCTTCAACGAGTCGCAGAGCAACTTCGGCACCTTCATCGGGTGCGTGTTTGGCTACGACTCGGCGACGCAGGCGAACCTGAAGGGCTACACGGCCGTCGTGAGCCCGCCGGTCGCCTCCGGCCTGACGATGGTCAGCACGCTGAACATCACCAACAACGCGGACACCCTCGCCGACCTCGCGGCCGGCCAGAACCTGACGTTGCTGCTGATGTTCACGCGGACGTCGGCGAGCTGACCCGATGTCCCGACTCCTCCTGATGGGCGACATCGTCACGCGCAGCCAGCGCAGGGCGAACATGGACAAGGCCTCCCCGGTGCTGGTGCCGGAATGGAAGTCGCTCATCAGCGAGGTCTACGGAGAGCTCTACTCGATCGTCTCGAAGTCGGGGTGGCGCTACTTCGAGAGCACCTTCCCGATCACGGCGACCGGCGCGGCGAGCTACCCGCTGCCGAACGATCATGACCTGACCATCGGCGCCGACCGAGTGCTCGCCGACGGCACGACGACCCCGCTCGGCGAGGTCGGGGTGTTCGAACGCAACGCGTTCGCCGGGCGGACGGGTGACGCGGTCACGTTCTCGGTCGTCGGCCAGACGATCGTGCTCGGCCCCAGGCCCTCGAGCGGTGCTTACCAGTTCCTCTACGTGCCACAGGCGCCGGACATCTCGACGCTGGCCGACAACTCGACCGTCGACGTCGTGACGGCTGACGGGGAGGCGTTCCTGATCTGGGGCGTCGCAGCGGCCGCGCTGCCCCGCACCGAGAGCTCGCGGGTCGACGCGGTGGAGGATCGCAACGCTGCGCGCGAGCGCCTCGCGCAGGACTGCACGATGCGTTCGCTGGCGAACCCGCGCCGGCGCATCGTCGTCCAGCACCCGCTCGACGACTACGGGATCGTCGACGACCCGCTGGACTACGACCCGGCGAGCTGGCGGTGGCGGCGATGACTACGACCCGCCGCCGCCCCTCCGCGCTCACCGCGCCCACGTCGGTGCGACTCGCCGACCCCGCGGCCGAGCGATCGCGGCTTGCGCACGAGCAGGCGCTGAGCGAGCTGCGCGGCGCCCAGCCGACGGTCATCCGCAACGTGAAGCTCGCGAACAACGTGGAGACCCCGGTGCCGCACGGGCTCGGCCGGGCTCCGCAGTGGGTCTCGCCGGGCGCGCCGATCGGCGCCGTGTCGACCGGCCGGATCGACGACATGGGCACGCGCACGACGTCGGGCGCGGTGGTCGACCGCTCGCGCACGGTGGTGCTGCGCGCGACCGGCTACGGCGCGACGATCACCGTCGACGTGGCGGTGCTCTAGTGCCGTCCCGCGGTCTGCAATGGCAGGCGGTTCAGATTCCGCTGGCGGCGGGCCTCGACACCGGCCGGGACGTCCGCGCCGGGAACCCGCCGGGCCTGGACATCGCCCGGGACGTCGAGTTCGACGAGGAGAATGGCCTGCAGTCCCGCCGGCCGTTCGTCGACATCGGGTCGACGGCGATCGTCGGCGGCGGGTCGCTCACCAACCTGCGCCGGGTCGAGCGCAACGGCGACGAGCTGCTGGTGTTCACCGACACGCAGCTCTACAGCTGGAGCCCGCAGCAAGCGAAGTGGTCGCCGCGCGCGACGTACCTCGCGGTCGCCTCGGACGAGCGCGGCGTGTTCGTCGGGACCGGTGACCAGATCGACACCGACCGCGCCGAGCTCGGCGGCCTGATCGTCTACACCTGGGCCGAGGGCGGCGCGGTCTTCGCTGGCGCGATCGACAAGGCCACCGGCGCGGCCGTCGTCACGCCCACACAGGTGAGCACGGCGATCGGGCGTCCACGGGTCGTCGCGCTCGCGACGCGGATCCTCCTCTTCGTCCAGGCCACCTCGTCGACGCTCACCGTGCGCGTCATCGATCCCGCTTCGCCGGCCGCGGGCATCGGCGGCGCCGGGACCACGGTCAGCAGCGCGTTCAACTCGTTCTACGACGTCGTGAAGGTCGACGGCCAGGATCGGGCGATCGGCGTGCTGCGCCTCTCGCCGACCACGAGCTATCTGGCGTTCGCCGTGACCGCGGCCGGCGCGGTCTCGACGTCGAGTAAGGCCCGGGCCGCGGACGGCCCGCTCGCGGTGACCACGACGATCGGCGGCGGCACGGCGGCGCTGGTCGTGCGGGCGAACGGCACGGCCATCGTCGGCGACCTCCTGACGACCTCGACGCTCGCCGACAACATCGTCGCCGCGACGCTCGGCACGGCCGCCGGGACGCCGGTCAACCAGGTGACCGCGGCGTTCGCGGACGCTACGACCGCGACGGCCTACTGGGTGTCGGGCGAGACCAGCGACCAGACCGCGGGGCCGGTCTCGCTCGTCCGGCGCAACACGATCACCACGAGCGCCGTGCCCGGCTCGCAGGTCGACGTCATCCAGACGCTCGGCATCGCCTCGCGCGCGTTCGCCTACGCCGGCCGCAGCTACGTGTGGCTGGTGTTCGCGCTCCAGAACCAGGCGTCCACGATCGCCGGCCCTTCGCCGCCGCTCGGAACGCGCGTGGTGCTCCAGAACACGTACTACCTCTACCGCGACGACGGGCTGCTGGTCGCGCGCGCGGCCGACGAGGTGGCCGGCGGGTTCGCCCCGTCGACCGGCCGCCTGCCCGGGGTGGCGCCGTCGAGCTCGAGCGGCACGGAGTTCTCGTGGTGCGGCACGGCGCGCCGGGTGATCGAGGCCGGAGGCAACGAGCGCTCGGCGTACGACGCGCGCTCCCCGCGAGACATCACGTTCACCTTCGACAGCAACGCCGCTCGCCGGTGCGCGCGGATCGGCAAGACGCTCTACGTCACCGGCAGCATCCCGATGCAGTACGACGGCGCCGCGCTCGTGGAAGTCGGCTTTCTCGTCTACCCGCTCTCCCTCCAGGGCATCAACACGGCGACGGCGGGCGTGCTGAGCGCGGGGGCCTACACCTACAAGAGCACGCTGCGCTGGCAGAACGCGCAGGGCGAGCAGGAGCGCTCGACGACGGCCGTCGGCATGGACCTCACCACGGGCGCGTCGACCAAGAACCAGATCTTCACCTACGCGCTGACCGTCACCTTGAAGACGGCCGCGCGCACCCCGCCGGCGATCGAGCTCTGGCGGACGCAGGTCAACCCGACGCCGGACAGCGACTCCTACCTGATCACGAGCAAGGACCCGACCGTGCTGTCGGGCGACAACCGCTACATCGCGAACGACCCGACGCAGAACCTGCTCCCCGCCGCAGGGACGCTCGACAACATCGCTGACTCGGTGTTGCTCGCGCGAGAGGCGAACCCCGAGAACGGCGACGTCCTGGAGTTCATCGCCCCGCCGGGCGCGGCCATCATGGTCGCGACCGACACGCGCGTCTTTCTCGGCGCCGTCGCCGGCGACCCCGACCGCGTGTGGTACTCGCGGCTCCGCGGCATCAACGAGATCGTCTCGTTCAACGAGGCGCTGACCGTCGACGTCCCGGCGCCGGGCGGCGCGATCACGGCGATCGCGGTCGTCAGCGATGCGCTCATCGTGTTCCGGGCGACCGCGGTCTACGCGCTGCCGGGCTCCGGCTTGACGAACACCCTTGGCGGCCAGAACTACGGCCCGCCGCGGATCATCTCGCAGGACATCGGCGCGGTGAACCACGAGGCGGTCGCGCTCACCCCGGCCGGGGTCATGTTCAAGAGCCGCAAGGGATGGTTCCTGCTCACGCCGGACCTCGGCCTCAAGTACATCGGCGGCAAGGTGCTCGCGTTCGACGACGAGGTGATCCTCGGGATCGACGTCGTCGAGACGCAGCACCACGTGCGCGTGCTGTCCGCGGCGCGCATGCTGACCTGGGACTACCTCGTCGGCGAGTGGTCCGAGTGGACGGTGACCGACGGGCTCCACTCGACCGTCTGGCAAGGGCGCCACGTCTACCTCGCGGCCGCCGGCGTGCGCGTCCAGTCCGACTCGTTCGCGGGCGTCACCTACGGCACCGACGTCGAGCTCGCGTGGGTCAAGCCGTCCGACCTCCAGGGCTCTCAGGCCGTGCGGCGCATCATGGCCCTCGGCGAGACGCGCGGCGCCCACCTCGTTCGGGTGCGGGTCGCGCGCGACTACCAGTACCTGAGCCCGGGGAACCCCGACTACTTCGACGACGAGATCTGGACGCAGAGCCCGAACCTCCTCGGCAGCGCGCTGCAGGTCGAGCACTCGCCGTCCCAGCAGGACCTCGAGGCGATCAAGGTCCGCCTGACCGCGGTCACCGCTGGCACCTCGGCGACGCTCAGCACGCTCACGCTCGACCCGGTGCAGGTGCCGACCCTCACGACGCCCTGGGCGGCGGTGCTGACCGCGCTCGCGCCGGGCGCGTACGGCAACCGATTCGCGCTCGCGGTGGCGATGGAGTACGTCGCCGGCCCGTTCGTGATCGACGTGCGCGACCACTTCGTGTGGTCGACGCCGCTCGGTCGCTGGCGTGAGGCGGTGAACACGATCGGTGTGCGCATCGCCGCGACCGAGGTCGCCCCGCCGACCATCGGCCAGCTGCAGGCGGCGATCGCCGCGGCGACGAAGCTCGCGACGATCACCACGCCGGACACCGCCTCGAAGGTGCTGAGCCCGCTGTCCTCGAACTGGAGCCAGTCGACCGCCGCGCCGTTCACGAGCGGCGCCTACGGCGTGCCGACGGGCGAGTCCATGAAGCTGACCGGCCTCGCGTTCGAGGTCGGCGCCAAACCGGGCCTCTATCGGCGCCTGCCGCCGGCCCAGAAGGTGTGACGCGATGAGCTGGTACGACCCCTCGAGTTGGAGCGTTCGCGACCTCGGCCTGCTAGGCGGGATCACCGGCGGCATTCTCACCGGCTCGCCCAAGCTGAAGGACGCCTACAACAGCCTGACGAGCTCGCCGGGCGAGGCCGAGGAGGCGAAACGAAAGAAGCTGCTCGTCTACCAGGCCGGCGCGGCGAGCAAGTTCGCGAACCAGTCGCAGGGCGGATACAACACGCTCGGCGGCCTGGGGACCGACGCGCTTGCGCGGCTGCAGGCGCAGGCCAACGGCGCGAACTCGGTGAGCGCGGAGCAGCTGCGGCAGGGCATCGCACAGGGCATCGCGGCTCAGCGCTCGATGGCCGCCGGCGCGGCGCCGCAGAACGCGGCCGCGGCCGCGCGCACCGCGGCGATCCAGAGTGCGCGGCTGTCGTCCGGGCTGGCCGGCCAGCAGGCGCTCGCCGGTCTGCAGGAGCGCAACCAGGCCCAGCAGGCCTACGGCTCGCTGCTGCAGGGCCTGCGCGGGCAGGACCTCCAGGCCGCGCTCGGCTCGCGCCAGAACGCGCTCACCGGCTACAGCGCGAACAACACCGGCCAGCCCGAGAAGTCGGACCTCGAGAAGCTCGCGCCGATCGTCCAGGCGGGCACCTCGCTGATCGCGAGCGATCGCCGCGCGAAGACGGACATCAAGGACGGGTCGAAGGCGGCCGAGTCGGCGCTGCGCGGGCTCGGCGCGTACGTCTTCAAGTACAAGGACGAGGCGAAGCACGGCAAGGGCGTTCGGCCGGGCATCATGACCGACGACCTCAAGCGCGCCGGGCTCGGGCACGCCGTCGTCAAGGGCGCCGACGGCACCGAGATGGTCCACGGCGGCCACCTCGCCACCTCGATCGCCGCGATGCTGCCCGGGATCCACAAGCGGGTGAGCAAGCTCGAGGGCAAGGAGAGCTGATGGCGCTCCTGGACGACCTCGAGGACCCGGCGCTCGCCAGCCAGCTCTACGGCGCGCCGCCGGCGTCGCTCGCCGACGCCCTGCCGCCGCCGTCGACCGTCGACCCGTGGGCGTGGGTCCCCGACGAGTGGAACACCCAGCCCGAGGCGGCGCCCGAGAGCGTCGCCCCCGCCGGCGCGCCGGATCTGCCCGGCGCCGTGCCCGGCGGGCCCGCGATCGTGCCGATCGAGACCGCGGCCGCGCCCGCGCTGGCGCCCGTCGACCCCGCGGTCGCGGCCGTGCCCGAGGCCGCGACTGCCGCAGTGCCGACCGGCATCCCCGGCGCCCCCGCGCCGATCGGCGCCGACGCCGGCCCGGTGCTGGGGCCGCCCGACGTCACCGCGCCCAACCCGCTCGCCGGGACCCCGTTCGACACGTCGCCGGCGAACCCGCTGTTCGGCTTCCCCGCGCCCGCCTTGCCACCGCCGAAGGCGATCGACGTCGGCGGCGGTCAGCTCGCCGCGGGCGCGCCGCAGACCTACCCCGCGGAGTTACCGCCGGCGGAGCTGCCGTTCGGCCCGCAGCCCCCGAGCCGCGTCGCCAGCCTGCCCGACTTCACCATCCACACCGAGACCAACGCGGAGAAGTACGCGACCCATCCGTGGGACAACCCGAACGAGGCCGAGCGCGACGCCGCGGCGCGCCACCTCGCGCTCACCGATCCCGAGGGCTTCAGCCGCTACGTCACCCACCTCGCGGCCGCGAAGGAATCAGCGCGCGCCGCCGAGAGCTCGCGCATCGAAGCCGAGAACCTCCAGAAGGCGAACGAGAACGTCGCGGCGCTCCAGCGCGCGAGCGCCGCGGCGCAGGCCAAGACGGACCAGATCGCCGCCGAGTCGCAGCACCTGACCTCGCGCGCGCTCGACCGCAAGCGCTGGTTCCGCAACCTCAGCACGGCCGGCAAGATCGCGACCGTCATCAACGCGCTGGTCGGCGGGCTCGTCTCGAAGCCCGGCGGGCCCAACCTCGGCGCCGACTTCATCACCAAGCACATCGACGACGACATCAACGACCAGAAGGCCGACATCGAGAACCAGCGCGCCAGCCTCGCCGACCGCCGCAGCGCGGTCGCCCAGGAATTCGCGCGCACCGGCGACCTCCTCCACGCGACCGAGGTCGTCCGGCTCGCGAGCTACAACGCCGCGCTGCACGACCTGCAGACCGTCCAGCAGAACTTCGACCCGCGCGGGACGAGCTTCGCCGAGATCGGTCAGCAAGCGCAGGCGATGCAGGCGCGGATCGCCGCGGCGAAAGAGAACGTCCGGAAGACCGCGTTCGACGAGGAGATCAAGGCAGAGCAGCTCCGGCAGACCAACGCGGTGAACGCGGAATCGCGACGCCACAACCGCGTCGAGGAGTCGATCGCGTGGACCCGCGAGGGCCGCGAGGCGAGCAAGGACCAGTCGGACAAGACCGTGTGGTCTCCGGATCAGCTGAAGGTGCTCAACCCCGGCCAGGCCGTGCCGCCGATCCCGATGACGCTCAAGGCGTACGGCCAGTGGATCGAGACCCAGAAGACGGGCGAGCAGCACAAGAACGCCGCGCTCCAGAACAACCCCGACGAGCGCAACCGCGAGCTCGCGGTCGGCGGTGTGCTTGACTCGAAGAGCGAGCCGGTGCGCTTCCGCAGCACCGAGATCGCCGGCCACGTCGCGCAGGGCAAGGAGGACGCCGAGGAGATCGTGCGTCTGACCGACGAGCTCGCCGGCATGATCCGCAAGAACGGGTGGCAGAGCGACCTGTGGAAGAGCCCGGAATGGCGCAAGGCCACGTCGAACTACAACTCGATCATCATCCGCAAGAAGGAGCAGGACAAGCTCGGCGTGCTCACCGGGCCCGACGTCGAGATCGTGACCGGCGAGATCGGATCGAAGAATCCGACCGAGGCGCGGAACCCGCTGCCCGGGCTCGAGCAGTTCCGCCACAACGTCGTCGAGGGCTTCAACGCGAAGCTGCGCGCCCAGGCGGTGCTGCCCGACGGCCGAACGGTCCAGCGCTGGGATCCGGTGGCGCCGCCGACCGAGGCCGCGGCCGCCGACAAGCTCTCGGGCAAGACGTTCGGCGCGGCGATCGACGAGAGCGAGCCCGGCGCGATTCGCAAGGGGCTCGACCTCCGCAGCCTGTCGCCGGAGGGGACCGCGGGCGTCGCGCGCGACGCTGCGCGCGCGGCGGATCGCAGCGCCCAGGTCGGGCCCACCGGTCTCGCGCCCGAGGACACCACGAAGGTCGCCGCGGCGATCAAGGCGACCCGCACGGGCACGCCGGAGGCGCGCGCGGCCGCGGTCGGCCGGCTGGTCACCTGGGCCTCGAGCGATCGGCCGGACATCACGAGCGGCGTGCTCGGCCTCATTCAGGCCGAGAACCCGGACCTCTACGCGACCGTGCTCGCGCAGCTGCCGGAGCACCTGCGGGACGACCGCGCGGACACCGACGCGATCGGCGCCGCGCTTCGCGCGCAGGTCGCCCCCATCGAGCTGCCTCCGCCTCCACCGACGAAGCGGAAGGGGCGGTAGGTGGGCTCCTACCTCGCACCGAACGGGGAGGTCGTCGTCATCGACGACCCGGCGCTCGCGCAGCGCGCGGTCGACACCGGCTACAAGGCGATCACCGCGCAGTCGGCGGGGCCGGCGCTCACCCAGCAGGCGACGGCCGATCAGGGCGCCGCCACGGCGGCTCTCACCGCCGGGCTGTCCGGGCTGACGCTGGGGGCGTCCGACGCGCTGCTCGCGGGCGTCGGCGACAAGGGAACGACGCGGGCGCTGCGCGAGACCCGCGAGGCGCACCCCGTCGCGTCCGCGATCGGAACGGGGATCGGGGCGCTCGCGCCGGCGGTGCTAAGCGGCGGCGAGTCGCTGCTCAACGCGCCCTCCCAGATCGGCCGCGCGGTCGCCGGCGCCGCGGAGCGCGGCGGCCTGGGCAGGCTCGGCGGTGCGATCGCCGGCGGCGCGGCCGAGGGCGGCATCTACGGCGCGGGCAACGCGGTCAGCGAGCTCGCGCTGCAGGACGACCCGCTGACGATGGAGCGCGTCGCGTCGAGCCTCTCCAGCAACTTGCTGTTCGGCGCGGCGACCGGCGGCGTCCTGGGCGGCGCGTTCAACGTCGCCGAGCGCGGGCTCTCGCGAGCGAAGGGCGCGATCGACGACGCGCTCGAGCGGTCAGCGGCGAAGGCGCGGGTGCTGACGCCGGCGGATGCGGCGGGCGTCGAGGACGTCGCCACGCTCGACAAGACCAGCCTCAAGGCGGCGCGCGAGGCCGAGCTCGACGCGATCGACCAGGCGCTCGCTCCCAAGCGCGACGAGTTCGTCGACGCCCTGAAGGCGAGCCACGAGGCCTCGGACGCCGAGAAGGTCTGGCTGTTCGCCAAGGACCACCCGAACAAGTACGTGAACGAGCTCGCGGCCGTGTCCTACCGGGTGAACAAGGGAATCCGGCGCCAGCTCGACAACATCGAGGGGCTGAAGGCGAACCCGAGCCGAGTGCTCGGCCTCCTCCAGGAGGAGGACCAAATGCTCGCGCGGATGGAGCTGGCCCTGCCGAACGACCTTAAGGAGTTCCAGCGTGGATTCGACCTCGCGCCCGGCGAGATCCGCGCGGACATCGTCGGCAACCGCGTGCCGGGCTTCGTGGTCGGCAAGGGCGGGCTCCGAGCGGACTCGCCGCTGATCGACAAGGAGGTCGAGCGCCAGATGCTCGAGCGCTACGGCAGCATGGACGCGCCGCAGCTGCCGACCAACCTCCGGGTCGCCTACGAGCACCTCGGCGAAGCGCGGTTCCGGAACAAGGAGCTGCGCAACCAGCTCGCCACGCTCACCGCTGAGCCCACGTCGGAGCGGCTCGACGCGATCGACAACGCCATGGACGTCCTGCGGATGCCCAAGGAGAAGGAGAGTTCGGCGGCCAAGAAGCTGCTCCACGCGATTCCGGTCGTCGGGCGGATCGCGGAGGTCGCCGACACGGGCTCGGGCGCGCTGGCTGGGCTCAAGCTCGCGGCGGGCGGCGCGGCGCGCAAGACCGCGCAGCTCACCTCGAAGGTGCTCGGCGCGGCGGAGCGCGGCGCGAAGGTGGTGCCGCCGCTCGCGACCAAGGTGCTCGCGTCGGTGCGGTTCGCGCCGCGCGACGAGCGCAAGGCCGAGCCGGACCCGACGTCGCTCGCCGGCCTGTACAAGGCGCGGACCGACGAGATCAAGAGCCAGACGGCCTACGACGCGAACGGGACTCCGAGGCTGCGCCCGGAGGCGCGCGCGAAGATGGCGGCGCAGCTGCGCGGGCTCCGCGCGACCGACCCGATCGCCGCCGACCGCATCGAGACCCTCGCGGCGCGGCGCATCGAGTACCTCTCCGCGCTGATCCCGCGCCGGCCCGACTTCGGCACCCCGAACTTCGGCAACGACGGCTATAAGCCGAGCGACCTCGAGATGAGGTCGTACGCGCGTTCGATCGCGGCGGCCGAGGATCCGTCGGGCGTCGAGGAGCGCGTCATCAACGGCACCGTGACGCCGGAGGACGCGGCCGCCTACTGGGCCATCTACCCCGAGCGTGGCCAGCACTTCAAGATGCAGTACCTCAACGCGGTGTCGGGCAAGGCGGAGCGCCCGTCGCTCCGCCAGCGGATCGCGTTCGGCATGTTCGCCGGCGTGCCCGTCGACCCGTCGATGCATCCGACGGTGCTCGCGGCGCTACAGGCGCCGTTCGCCGCCGAGCCCGGCACCGAGGGCGGCACCCAGGCGCCCAAGGCGTCGCCGCAGTTCGGCTCGATCAAGAAGTCGCCCGACGCGCCAACGCCGGCGCAGACCCGCGCGCAAGGAGGCATGACGTGACCGATCTCAACCGCATCAACTCTTCCAACCTCGACGCGTTCACTTCGGCCGGGGTGCCGGCGCTGGCGAACCGCGACACTGGCGCGTTCACGACGTGGGGCGTGACGCTCGCGGCAAACACGACCTACCTGTTCCCGCTCGGCTCGTTCCGCGCGGCCGCGCCCGGCGAGACCCTGAACAACTCGGTCCACCTCTGGGGCAAGACCGCGGGCCTCATCATCACGAGCGCGAACATCGACGACACCAACGTACTGCCGTTCCGCTCTCCCGACGGGCGCGGTGACGCGGTGTTGACCGACTTCGACATCACGAACACCGGCGCGTGGATCCCCGAGACGCCGTCGAACGCCGACGTGCGCTTCGTGGGCACCGGCTGGTCCGCGAGCGGCGGCATCGTGACCGCGGCCGGAACCGGCGTCGGTGGCGCGATGTTCCTCCTCGGCAACATGGCGTCGCTGCGCAAGCGCCTCCGCGTCGTCGTCGGCGCGACGGGCGGGACCCTGCAGGTCGCGATGCACGGCGTGGGCGGCGCGTGATCGGCGCCCTGATCGGCTCGTCGATCGGCGCCCAGGTCGGCGCGAACCTCGGCGACGGCACGAGCGCGGGCGGTGGCATCGTCGGCGTGACGCGCGACGCCGCCTCCGGCTGGTACTTCCCGGCGAGCGCCGGCGAGTGGACGATCTTCATGGCGGCGGCCGGGCTCGCGACGGGCAACCCGTCGAGCGGTCACCTCTGCCAGGAGCCGAGCGGCAACCTCGCCGACTCGATCGGCTCGGTCACGCTCACGCAGAGCGGCGCGGGTCACCTCTACCAGCAGACGGTCGCCGGGTTCACGCGCAAGGCGGTCACCACCGTCGACGGCACGGCGAACCAAAAGTGGATCAACAGCACCGTCGCGCCGAACCCGAACACGACGAGCACCGGCTACCTCGCGGCGATCCGGATGCCGGCGGCGAACCCCGCGGCCGCGCGCGACCTCCTGGCCAACGGCGGCACGCTCGATCTGCGGATGGCGGCGACCGGCAAGATCAACGCGGTCAACGGCGCGACCACCGCGGGAACCGGATCGCCGGTCGGCACCGTGCAACTCGTCTACCTGCAGCGCGACATCACGAACAGCCTGTTCACCTGCTACACGCTGCAGGAGAAGATCGTCGGCACGTTCGGCGCGGTCGTGTCGAACCCGATGTTCGTGCTCGGCGGCCAGACGACCGTCGCCGCCGATGCCGGCTACCTCGCGGACTACCTGTTCGCCGGCGCCGCCGCCGAGCAAACCAGCGGGCAGGTCAAGACCCTGTTCCAAACCCTCACCGGCCTCGCCGTCCCTTGGAGCTGACCATGCGCGATCGCGTCTCCCTGTCCTTGCTCGAGCTGCTCGAACTCCCCGTGATCGCGCTGGCGGTCGCGATCCTGGCACTGGCCGCGTGCCGCGACAGCCGCGAGACGCCGCGCGCGCTGGTCTCGCAGACGCTATGCGCGTGCCCATGCGCCGAGGATGCCGGCGCGACGGACGTCGATGCGACGCCGGATGCTCCGCCGGCCGATGCCGAAGCGCCGATCGACGCCGGCCCGCGCGTGATCGATCTCGTGGCGCCGTGGCCGCGCCACGTGATCACCGCGGGGGCGAGCGTCGGGCTGACCCGCGGGGCCGACGGCGTCGACCTCGTGCACGGCTGCGTCGCGACTGGCTGGGAGGAAGGCGGGCTCGTGTCGCTCGCCTGCCGCGCGGGGACGGCCTGGACCTCGACGCCGGTGGCGACCGGGCTGGTCGGCGTCGAGGACGCGAAGATCGCCGACGTCGACGGCGACGGGCTCGACGACGGCGTGAGCGGCACTGACCTCCCCGACGGCCGCGTCTACGTCTCGTTCGCGAACCCCGGCGCGCCGTACACCACTGTCGAGATCCCCGCCGCGCGCGCCCACAACCGCGTGATGCAGGTGGCGGTCGCCGGCGGTGACATCTACTTCGGAACGCGCGTCGGCACGCCCGCAAAACCCGCGGTGATCGGCGTTCTGCGCAACCCGGGCGGCTCGTTCGCGCGAGACGGCGCGGCGTGGTCCTACGAGCGGATCACGCTCGCCGGCTGGGCGATGAGCGTGGTTCCCCGCGACGTGAACGGCGACGGCCTGATGGACGTCGTGGTCAGCGACCGCGACGCCTATCGCGACGCCGCCGGCGTCACGCAGTGGGGGCTGTACGGTGCGCGCTGGGCCGAGCGGCGGCCCGATGGCTCGTGGCTGCACCACCCGATCAGCCCGAAGGCTGGCAGCCACGTCGGCGAGACGCCCGGCGATGAGTTCTTCCTGACGATCGTCGACGACCACACCATCGTCGACTGCACGTCGAAGTTCACGCCGACGAACCGCATCGCGATCCGCCGCACGACCGACTGGCTGACCTGGACACAGGAGCTGGTCCCCGACGTCGCGAACGTCGGCGCGTGCCAGCAGCCCGCGATGGCAGACATCGACGGCGACGGTCGGCTCGACATCGTCGTGTCGACGCACGAGGTCGACGCAGGCGGCACGTGCTCGGGCGTCGCGCTCGCGTGCTCGACGCGCTCGGGCGTCTTCTGGCTCCGCAACACCGGCGCCGGCTGGGCGCGAGGCGAGATCAGCGGCCCCGAGGGCTCCAAGTTCGACAACCTGATCCTCGCCGACATGGACGGCGACGGCGATCTCGACGTGCTCGACAGCGAGCAGGTCGACCAGCTCGGCGTCGTCTGGTTCGAGAACCCGGGCGTGCCGTAGTGGCGGACATCTCCGCCTCGAGCCTGATCACGCCTGGCATGATCACCGCCGGCGGTTCGGCCGTGCTCGTGTTCGTCCGCTGGCTCGCCATCCTCTGGAAGGAGGAACGGCAGGCCGAGCGCGCCGCCGCGATCGTCGCGGCCGATGTCCAGCGCGACTTCCAGGCCAAGCAGGCGGCGGCGCGCGCCGCGTTCGAGGCCGGTATTGCCGCGGCCGCGCGAGCGGACAACGACAAGATGGTCGCGGCGCTCGTCGAGCAGGCGCGCTCCTCCACGGCGCTCGTCGGCAAGCTCGCCGAGGTGAGCGCCGTGCTCGGCGGCAAGCTCGACAACGTCTCCGACAAGATCGACGAGCTGCGCGAGCGCACGCCCGTCGAGGGGATCCCGATCCCCGACATGCAACGCGAGCCCTCCGAGCCGCGGCCGCGCCGGTCGCTTCCTCGACCTGTTCTGCGCCCCGCCTCGCGCGGCGGCTTCGACCCCAACGAATGAAAGGCACCCGCTCATGAAGACAACCCTGCTCGACCTGTTCACCTCGAAGAAGTTCCTCGCCGCGCTGTCCGCGGTGGCCATCTACGTCGCCGGCCGCTTCGGCTTCGACCTCGACCCGGCGGCGCTCGATCGGATCTTCGCCGCGTTCCTGGTCTACGTCGGCGCCCAGGGCGCGGCCGACTTCGGCAAGAGCGCGGCGCTGATCCACACGCAGGCGGCCAACGACAACGCTCCCGCGCCTTCGCCTGCGGCGACCTCGGCCCGGTTCCCGGCGGTGCTCGTCCTGATGATCGCCTGTTTCGGCCTCGCCACGACCCAGCTGGCCTGCTCGTCCTGGCGCGCGCGCACCGCGAACGGCGTCGGCGCGTTCCTCGACTGCGAGGCGCCGCACGTCGACCCGAACCTGCTCGCCGAGGCGAAGACCGTCGCGATCGCCGCGGTCCAGAAGTGGATCTCGGGCGACGGCCACACCGACACCGCCGGCCTCAAGAGCGCCGCCGCGCCGCTCAAGTCCGACCTGATGCGGTGCGCGTTCGACGGCGCGATCGCCGCGCTCGCGACCCCGACCCCGCCGGCGCAGAAGCCGGGCGAGGCCGTGCGCGTCGCGGCGTTCGAGGTCGACGGCGGCGAGCTGCGCGCGAAGGCCGCGCTGGTCCGCGAGGAGCTGGGCTGGCCGGCGCAGGCGGTGAGCCGGTGACCGTCGCCGAGCTGATCGCGTCCCTGGCGGCATTTCCCGCAGACGCCGAGGTCATCGTCGACAAGGTGGACCCCAGTCCGCTCAGCGGTGTTCGGTCTCAGATGTACGTCGCTAGGACAACCTGGTCCGGCGAGCTTGTCCACGACGATGACGCCGAACCCGGCGTCGGTGTCCGCGCAGTCGTCCTCGAGCCGGTGGACTGATGCGCACATGGCAACTCGAGCTTGGCGCGGTCGCCGCGATCCTCGTGATCGTCGCGCTTGCGACCGGAGGTGGTGCCCTCGAGCTGGTCGGCGCCGGCGCCGTGACGCTGTCGTTCGCGCATGCACAGGTCGCGGACCGGCTCGCCGAACGCGAGGCCGCACGATCGGCCGCGACCGTCGAGTGCCACCGCTGGGCAACACGCTACCTCGTCGGCAAAGAGGCATTGTGGCTGACCTATTTCGTCGCGCATCGCTCGTGGTCGGCGCTCGCCGGCGTGGTGCTGTTTCTGGCGTACGCGCCGTGGCGTCGCTGGTGGCGCGCTCGCCATCCGCTCGGAGCGCCCTGACGTGCCCGACCGCGGCTCCCGCCCGCGCACTCCGAGCCGCGTCGTCGAGACCCCGGACATCGTCGACCTCGCGCAGGGACTCCGCGACAGCAAGCTCCTGTCGACGCGCGCCAACGAGCGGGTGACGCACTTCCTGTTCCTGACGCTGCCGGAGTGGCGCGTGCGGTTCCCGCCGCAGCTGAGCTGGCAGTTCAACGACCCCGCGCTCGACGTCTACGACGTTCCGGGCTGCCGCGCCGAGGCCGCGCAGCACCGCATGGGGTCCGTCGCCCGCGCGCTCCACGTGCGCGGGTTCGCGCTGGTCGTCTTCCACGACCACGACAACCGACAGCCGATCTGCGAGTGCCCGGCTCGCGGGAGGGGAGAGACATGACCTGTCCGCGTCCCGACACCAGCATCCCGCTGCCGCCGAGCGGCCCCATCGTCAGCACCACGCAGCGGACCGGCGCGATCAGCGTTCGGCTGGTTCCGTTCGTGCCTCGCGTGCGCGACGTCGACACGCGGTGGCCGCGATGACCCCGCTGTTCGTCGACGTCTACCCCGGCGACGGCCGCAAGGACTGGACCGCGTTCTGCGCCGCGGGCCCGCCGTGGCACGGCGTCATCTTCAAGGCATCGCAGGGGCTGCGCTACAGCTACCTCGAGTGGCTCACGCACAATCGCAACCAGCTGCGCGACGCGGCCGGCGATCGCTTCGGCGTCGACCTGTTCGACGGCATGTACCACTTCCTTGACCTCGCGGTGGACGGCGCTGCACAGGCCGACTTCTTCATGAAGAACTGCGAGGCGAGCGGCGGCGAGCGCGTCGGGACGTTGTGGGGCATGGTCGACGTCGAGCGCGGCGGGCAGGCGCCGGCGTTCCGCAACCCATCGCGCGCGCTGGTCGAGGACCGTGTGCGTAGCTTCGCAGAGCGCTACCAGCAGCTGACCGGGCGCGCGGCCACGCTCTACGGCGGCGAGCTGCTGCGGAGCGTGGGCGTGCAGGACCGGCTCGGCTGCGCGCGCTCCGCGATCGCGCTCTACAGCGCCGAGCTCCGCGGCTCGACCGGCGGGACCGCGGACCTCCTGCGCCGGACCGGGACCGATCTCGAGCACCTGCTCCTGTGGCAGTACCGCGGGACCGAGCCGCAGGAGGCCGCCCCGCACGGGCTGCCGATGGTCGCGCCCGGCTGCGGCGAGCGCGTCGACATCAACGCGCTGACCTGGCCCGGCGGCCTCGCGGCGGTCCGCGCCGGGCTGTGGGCAGAGCGGCCGCCGATCTCCTCACTTGTTGGAGGAGCGCTGATTGACGGGGACGATCGCCTTTGAGTTGCGTTGGTCCGCCTCTCGGTCATCGGTTTTAGCGCCCAGTGGCTTTCGTGACCGCAGCACAGCGATGAAGGTGGCGGACGCCTGTGCAAGTACAGCCACGACGCCGGTAGTTGTGGCCCCGCAGAGGATCAAGACAGTTCCGCAAAGCAGCCCCGCCAGAGAAATCACGGCTCCCGAGATCTGCGACCGGCTCACGATCGCCTGCTGCTTCCCCACGAGCACCAACTCTTGGAGGGAACGTGCGTGCTCGTGGTCCTGATCCTTCTCCGCCATCCGGACGAGTCGATTCGCCAGACCAGGCTCGATGTTCTCGAAGGCCTGCAGCATCGGCGGGGGCGGGACGGGCCCTGTGAATGAAAAACGACCGGCTGACACGGATACTACTTCGTGCTCGTCGTCGTTATCGTCGTCGTCGTCGTCGTCGTCGGATCCCCGTGACATTGACCTCGACGGCATCGAGGGCCCAGACGTTCGATGGCTCCTCGTCCGCTCGATCGCCTGCTTGTTCTTGTTTCTGCGTTGCCGACTCCGAGACATTCCGTGCCTCCACGAGCGCCGCTATGGCTCGGGCGAACACCGAGTGTAAACGCTGCTCAGGAGTTCCGGAATGAGGGAGGTAGATTGAAAGAGGTGGCACCACGACGCCCGCGGAACTGTCGAAGCCGAGGGCAAGGCCACGAACGGCAGCCTCCATGCGCTTCTCGTCCATTGCTACATCGTAGCATCGGTTCTGGAGCGCGCGCCTAGCTGATCGGTCTGACATCCCCAGGCATAACCTGCTAGGCGGTGCCCCAAAGCGTGCCGCACAGGCTCAGAATTCTGAGGTTTTTTTCCGATCAGAACGTCGCCGAAAGGGAACTTTCATCACATGGCACAACTGCCGCAGAACGCAGTTCGCACCGATCTTCGGTGCAGCACGAAGCCACACGCCTTACGCACGCTCCAGACGCTAAGCGGCGGCGTACGGCATCACCTGCCGGCATGCGCCGCGGTTGGCCCAATGAGAGCGGCGTGGCGGTGGCTGCTCGCGGTCGCCGCAGAGCATTGGCGGCGCCTCGCAAGGCCGGCGGAGCGCTGCTCCAGCGGGGGCAGCGGCGTTGCGCCGGCTCCGCCGCCATCGGCTCGGGGACACGTAATCGTCCAGCGCGCGGCTACTTGGTGGATACGCCGGCGCAAACATGCGATGGGCGGAACCGGGAAGCAAAAGGTCGCCCAGTTGGTTTACCACCTTCCGCGCGCTGATCCGGACGTGAGGTATCTGCCGTCGACTCACCATCGAGCGCAGCGTGCCGGCGGGCAGCGCAAGATACTCGGCCGCCTGCTTGCAGTTGAGGCAGCGAGGACCAACGGGTCGTGATCATGCGTACACGATACGGTGTCAGCGCGTGCTGCGGATGCGCGGTACGATCGGCCGCACCCAGCTCCGATCTGAGCGGTCGCCCGGTCGCGCCGGCGCAGCGCCCCACGGCGCCTCTGTGCGCACCGCGAGGTAGCGATCAAATGCCTCCTCCGAGACGCGCAGCAGCCGGCCAACGCGAACGTGCACGCAGGCACGCGCCACTCGGTAGGCCGTCGCGCGCGAGCAGCGAAGGCGGGCCGCGATATCCGCGGCCGACAGGTAGACCGTGCCGGAGCCGGACCTCACCGCTGCTTGTGCTCCGCGATGATCGCGTCGATCTCGGCGCGGCTGAACTGCAAGCGCCCGTCGACCTTGATGCGCTTGAGCTGACCGCGGCGGATCCAAGCGTTCGCTGTCACCTTGGTCACCGCGAGGAGTCGGCGAGCGCCGTACAGGTCGACGAACGGCCCGTTGGGGATCGTGACCGCCGCGCGCGCCTCCGCGCGCTTGACCCGCGCCCTGTGTTCGGACTCCATCCGTGCTCTGTGCGCGGTGATCTCCGGATCCTCGCCGGCGATCGCGGGGCGAGACGCGAGCGCGTGCAATCGCCCTAGGCGCCTAGCGTCGGTGACCTGATCGTCCTCGTTCATGTCGCGCTGGGCGCGAGGGTGCGTTCGGGGCCGATCGGCGCTGAACGCGCGCGCGACCTCCTCACGCACGATCTCTCGAATAGCCTCGAGGTCGCGTCGGCTGAGTCCGGTCATGGCGAGCGGAGCACGGCGCACCGCTTCGCGCGCAGCACCAGGTCGGGATCGAGCTCGTTCTTCGCCAACACCGTGTCGCAGGTGGCTACCGTCGGATAGCAGAGCTCGAGCTTTTCGCCGGTCACGACGCGTGTCATCGCGAAGCAGGCGAACGCGGATCTGGCCGCGCACGTCGACCACGTGTCGTAGGCCCGATAGGCGTAGGGATGCCGCTTCTCCGGCGTGTCCTTCTCGGCCGGTGACAGGGACTCGAGGAGCCGTCCCATCGTGTAGGCGACCTGCCCTTCACGGTGCAGCTGGCATGCCTCGCGGTTCTCGAAGCAACCGCCCTCGAGGTCGGTTCCGGCTTGGCCGTAGCACCACCGCGGCTCGGCGGAGAGCAGTGGCCTACCGTCGTCGGTGGCTGCCACCGGGCTGGCTTCCGGCGCCGGAGCCGGCGCGGGCAACATCCTCGAGTGCCGCCGATGGCAGCCGACCACAAGCACAACACCCATCGCCCACGTCCAGCGCATCCGCAGAGGCTAACACGGGCTGCAGCCTGGCCGCCTCAGCGCTTCCGCGTGCCCGTCGCAGCGGCCAGTCCGTGCTGCCGGAACCAGCCCGATACGGTCGTGGGCTTCTCGCCGCTCGCGAGCTCGGCGTTCTTCGCGGCCACCGCCTTGACGACCGTGGCGTACTCGTCGGCGGACACCTTGATCGGGACGACGCGCGTGTGCGCGCTGGAACCGAGACTGGGCCGGCCGACGCGCGGGGCCTGTCTCGACTTGGGCTTCGCCATCGGCGCAACGGTACCACTCCGGATGGCGGCTCGCTGCTGCACTACCGCCCGGCTCGGGAGGCGATGGACGCGGCGATCCGCGCTCGGCAGCGCTGGGCCGTCGCGGGTGCGATCGGCGTCCCGCCGCGGCCGTGCGCGGACCGGCCGAGCGCGTTGCAGGCGTCGGCGTAGTCGGTCCAGGCGGCGCGCGCGAACGCCTCGATCTGCGCGTCGGTCGCGGTCGGGGCGGCGGCGCGGATCATCTCATTGACGGCGACGACCGCGCGCCAGATGCAGGACGGACCGACGGATCCGGTGCGGCTGGGCGGCTCGCCCGCGGCCCGGGCGGCGTCCCGGGCGGCGATCTCCTCCAGGGCATCCCAGGCTTCCAGGACATCGTTGGCCTTGCCGGCGATGGGGCTGATAAGCGCCAGCACCTCAAGGTCGCGCGGCGCGATCGACTCGAAGGTGACGGGCGCCATGGTGGCGAGTCGCGCGGTGGCTTCGGCGTACGTCATGGCTACGCGGTCTCCTTGGCCTTATCGCCCAGCAGGGAGGCGATCCGGGCCCGCTCGACCTCGAACGCCTCGCGGATCACGTCGACGTCGAACGCCGGCGCGGTCGCCGCGCAGGCCTCCTCGTCCGGCGTCGCCGCGAGGACCTCGGCCGCGGCGGCGGCGGCGGCGTAGGCCGCGGACGCGCCGGCGAGCTTGGCGAGGCGCACGGCCCCCGCCGATCGGGGCTGGAACCGGTGGAAGTGGAGGGCCTCCCGGAGGCGGAGGGCGGAGTCGGCGAGGTGCTTGTCGGTGAGCGTCGTGTTCGTCAT